TTGATTAGTTTTCTTATCATAAACAACATCATCAGGAAGTTTAGCAGGAACTGCTTGCTCAATAGCCCCTACAGCCATTACAAACCTGCCTACTTCAAATGGAGTTGTTCCACTTGCAGGAGCAGATATAGATATTGCAGATGTAGATAAATGCTGTCCTGATGTAAATCTAATATCACCATTTACTAGAGCAACTGTTACTTTCTTTTCTAATAAATTCCCTGAAGCATAATAACCTGCATTTAAAGCATCTTGTATCTTTCTGATTACACCATCAGAGCCACCAAATTTAGTATTAGTAGAGGTAGTAAACGATAAAGTGTAATCTGAGCCACCATCTACTGCTATATCAAAAGCATAAGCAGTTGAGGCTGCTAACCCTGATTCTGTTGATGCTGTGATGCCTGACATACCTAATTCTTGATAACCTGCATTATAAAATTTACCACTAATAGACCCTGGCACAAATCCATCTGCAACTTTATCTCCTTTACGCCCAAATCCCATTAGGTTATGGGCTTTATATCTACCTGACCCATCAGTTTGAGCAGTAGAATATTTATCAAAGTCTGCGTAGGCATTGAAGAATGGAAATCTTATAGCAACATCATCAGCATGAGTAGCAGCAGTTGAGCCATATAAACCCCTAACTATTGTGCAGGTACTGTTAGCCAAGTCTGCACCTGTTCCAACAGCAGTAACCTCACATATCTCATTTTCAATTCTAATTAAATCCCCAACCTTAAAGAATTTAGAATGTCCATCTTCTAAGTTTAAAGTGGTATGTGTAGCATCTGAACCCATAGTGTTGGCAGTAGCATGGTCTAGGTCTGCTGTGCTATCTACATACATATTACTATCAGGTACTTGATTATCTAATGTTTCACCATTTGCAGCACTTGTAGTAGCAGTTTCATAATTTAATTGCCTTAGATTAGGCAGATAAAGAAAATCATTTGAAGGTATAAGAAAAGATTGATGTGAAACTCCACCATTTGTATCAGGTGCTGCATCTGCCCATTCTTCTCCCTTAAATACTATCTCTACCCCTACGCTACCTGCGTTTCTAATCATAAGGGCTTTGCAACCCCTTAATGTATTTTGCCCTGCTGAAGCTGCTGCTGAAACTAAAGTAATAGGAGTATCACTATTATCTACTTCTGCATTTAACTTTAATGCAATATCATAATCACCTGCTTTAGTGGCTGATAAAGTTTCTGTAGGAGTTGTTACTGTTAAATTTGTTGTAAATCTTGCCATTTTTTATTCCTTACCTTAAATGATATACTAATTGCATATTGACTGATAGGTCTGCGTTTGTGCCATCCTGTGCCACACAAGCCATAATTACTTTTCCTGCATCTACATCAGCAGTTGATACTGTTAAAGCCTGATAATAAGCCTGTTCTCTGCCTGCTCCTGTTATAGTAGAAGGAGATGCACAATTCTCTACTCCTGATGATAAATTTCCCCCTGTTGAACTATTAGAAGTATCTACTGTATAAGACATAACTGAAAACTTTACTACATCCCCATTCGCTGCATCTGCCCCAAACCATACATTACAAGAATCTATTGTGATATTAAATGGTACATACCAATAGTGCTTTATTGCAGCATAAGCAGTAGATGATATTGATAGAGCAGTTGCAGGAGTTGAGCCTGTACCCATTTCCAACTCATTTGTATCTGTATGATTAGATGAAGATGTAAGACAATGCCATGTATCAGCAGTATCAGGAGAAGCAGAAGTAAAATCTAATCCAAATTCTTTAATATTGGTATTGACAATATGCTGACCTATCCCTGCTTTTACTAAATCATTAGTAGAATCTACTGTTAGCAGGGCATTAGAATGGGCATCAGTAACAGATAATAAGGAAGTAGAATCAACTGCAGGTTTAATTAATGCCTTTGAAGATGATATACTTATAGAACTTGAAGTACCCTCACCATCTACGATTGTTCGTACAGTAGAATCAACTCCACTATTGGAGTTATTCATCTGCAATATGTCTTTGTATGTACTTGCTTTTGTTTTTCCTGTGAAACTCATGCTATCCTTAAAATTCTTAGTGTTGAACCTTCTTTAAACATTGGGGTTCTTGCCCCTGCATCAATAGTTACTGCAATATGCTCACCATTCTCTATTCTGCCCATCCATCTAATAGTGGTAGGAACAGGGTCATCTCCTGAATCAACCTCAAATGTTTCTGTCTGCACTTTTGTGCCTAAAGTATCTGCTGCTGTATTTATATATATTGCTAGTGTTGTATTGAAAGAGCCATTAATAGAGATTTTAGCATCACATACTACTTCATAAACCCCTGATTTGCTTATGCTGAATACATTGTTAGTAATATCCCAAGCAATATTAGGAGAAGTTAATGGAAGCGTATTTACCACATCCCCATATTCAGTAGCACCTAATCCAAAGTTATTTTCATTGGCATCTTGTGTACCATCATCATTTAGTCTTACAAATCCATATTCAGGCTGATGAATAAAATCACCCAATACCTCTAAATTCTTAACCCTTACATTATCAGTAGATAATTCTAAGGCAGTAACAGTACCATCTGTATCCTTTACTGGCTTTAGATTGCCATCAACTGCTCTATCTACTTGTAAGGCTTTAGACATTATCTGATCGTAGTCCCTCTACAAACTTTGATATACCTGTAACAACTATATTATCAATAGCATCGATACAATAAGGTTCAAGGGTTTTATTCCACACCTTCTTAGTCCACTTCCACTTGCCTAAGCCCAAAGTACACAGCACACCAAGGTTATACATCCAAGAGCCAAACTTGGCTTTTATGGTGGCGTTAGGAATCTTCTTTAATATAAAGGCAGTAGCACATCCTGCTACACCCATACCTGCGTAAACTGCCACCTTCTTAGTTGCTAATGCTGTTAAAGATGTTAACATTTAATACTCCTTCTTTATTTTTAATAATACATAAACTATATTTAATACTATCAGCAATACACCTAATGCTTCAGGGACTAGCTCCCATACATTTACAACGATAGTACCTATACTTGTTCCAATAGTCTTTAATGAATCAGTCACTTATTTGGCTCTCCATTTATAAGTCTTGAAAGTATATCTTCAATACCTTCAATATATCCCTTTACTTCCTTAATATCCATCTGCGTAATCTTTTGTTGGTCAATCAACTTAATGATTATTCCCTCTAACCTTCTGAACTGCTGCTCAAGGTCATCTACTAATTCTTTCTGAATCCAGGTTTGCTGTTTCCATATGAAATATCCAAAGGCTATAGTTATACTTATGGGAAGCCCATATTGGTCTATAATGCTGAGATCCACTACTTATTCCCATCAATCACTTCACCCCAAAGAGATGTCTTACCATTAATAATTTGAATAATATGTACTGTAAATAAACCTGATTGGAAAAAATCAACAATAGCAAATGCATGACTCCAATTAATCTTCCTGCCACCAAGCCAAGCATTTTGTTCATCTGTCATGTCTTTTAAACAACCAATACTCCAAGCACTCTTGACTCCATCCATATGAGTCACACTCGTCTGCTGAAGGTCGTGATGATGACCATACATTACATTCGCACCCAGTTTCAGTAAATGATTCCTGGTGTGATTTTGAGTTCCTAAATGATGACCATGATAAAAATTTAGCTTCCCTATTTTTAAATACTTTCCACATGGGTGGTGTTTGTATCCTCTTCCCTTTAAATCAACAGCAGTTTCAAATCTATATTCTTTCAAGTATGGATTTTCAGCAACAAACTTGTTCATCCAATCATCATGATTCCCAACAATCATATGCTTATCTTTGCATTTGACTTTATCCAGGGACTCATCAATGATGTCCATACCTGCATTAACATCTATTACGTCTTGGTCTATAAATGGAAGTTGGTATTCAAGTGGTGGTCTTTTCTTCTTACTCCATTGCCAATGTGAGCATCCTGCCCACTCTCCAACATCTCCAAGATCGATATAAATATCAGGCTTAACTATCTCTATTGTCTTACATAAAACTTTAATACTTGGCATATCAGCCAAGGGAAAATGCTTATCAGGTGTTACTATCGCCCTTCGTACTGGACTCTTCTTCATGTAGACTCCTTATGATGTTACTCATCTCTTTAGCACGATTAGGCGTTTGCTTCGCCCACTTGCTATCGAGCATTTCATCTGCAGCCTTCTCCCAATCACCATCTTCCATGGCTTTCAAGGCTTTCTTGAATTTTGATACTCCTGTAACCCCTAACTGATAGCACATCTCCATCAGAACAGTCTTGCAGTCTGATGGGAGGCTATCGAAGAATGGGAATTTGCCCATGACACTTTTCCCTAATATGCGAAGTTTTCTGAGGAGGATCTCATCACATAAATCTTCTTCTAATACTAAATCTTTTATTGCAAATCCATACCCTATCGTAGGGATGCCAAGAGAATCGTCATAAACGTGTTCAACAAATCCCTCGTGTTTTTTAATACTTTCTAATAAGTCTTTCATAATCCCCTTAATAAAGGGGGCAGTTGCCCACCCCCTTTACGATTTAACTAAGTAGATTCTTAATCTTCGTAATCTACTAATGCGATGATTCGTCTATCACCTTGATTGTCAGTATTGATAGCAACACCACCATATACAGATTCGCAAGTTACCAATGTTGATAGGTAAGCGTGTCTATAAGATGCTGTTACTTTAGCTTCCTTAGAGAAAGCATAGTATAATGCTGACTCATGTATAGCATAACCATACACGATATCATTATCATCTGAACCTGAGCCTTCAAGGTCAGCAACTGCTTTAATACCTTTAGTAGCATCAGCAGAAACATCACTACCATCTGTAGCCATATAAGGTGATTGAGCAACCCATACAGGCATACCAAGTATGTTTCCTGCATTACCAGTTGACTCAAAAGCAGCACCCAATGGAGATGCAGTACCTTTAACGAAATCAGCAAGAGCTGCAAGTGAAGCATACATAGCAGGAGAAAGAACTAAGTTCCATCCTTCTGTTGAGCCTGTTTCACCTAAAATGATTGCCATTAAAGATGAAATGTTAGCTGCACTCAATGCAGAGCCTGTTGTTTGAACGTGAATTGATGTATTAGCATCTGCACCAACAGCACCTGTGGCACTTGCGAGTAAGCCTTGAAGATTATTTGCAACTAAATAGTGCATATAATTATCAAAACCTCTTGCTACAGCGTAACCAAGTTGCTTAGTGTAAATGCTCAATAGATCATAATTTGCCTGAACGTTCACAATATCTGGAACATATACAGAAGCAACATTATATTCACTAACAGTAAGAGCTGTTTCTTGTGAAGTCATACTACCACCTGATGTCACATCAGCAGCTATTTCATTACCTTGTGTGAAAGCTGTTAATTCAGGAACACCAATGTGTGGTAAGTGTATTTTATCACCTGCATTTGCAACATTGGGAGAAATATCGATCCCAACATTCTTCATCATTATTTTTTGTTGAAAAACATCCAATATGGCTTGTCCCCATACTTCAGGGACAAACTGGTCAGCAACATTAGGAGTTACAGCACCTGTACCACCACTATGGACATTTACGTCTAATGGGTCTGTGAAAGCCATTTAACTATCCTCTTTTAATTTTACTCTCCATCAACTGTCAATAAGACCTTCAGGTAGAGTTGGTTAATTACTAAATTTTTCTCTATGAAAAACCTTTCTTTCCTCATAAGTCATATCCTTATACTCCTTTTCAGGAGTTACATTCCTTGGATTTCCAACTACTTCAGGCATATTAGGTTTAGCAGAGTTAATTTTATTAGTTACATACTCAAGAGTTTCAAAATCTAATTTAGATAATGATTCTCTTTCATCTTCAGGAACATTACTTAAAAGAGCCTCACGCTTTGCTTCTTCGTATTTAGCCCACTTATCAGCATTTTGTGTCAAAGATTTCATCTTTTCTTCATTCTGCTCATAAAGAGTCTTGTACTCTTCTTTCTTTTTTAGTTTTGCCTGTTCAGACTTTTCTAAATCAGATTCAAGTTTAGCCAGGCGAGCCTCTGCTTCCTGCGACCTTTTACGATACTTTTTGCTTTCTGCAATTAATGCTCCTACATCGGTCGAATTTGTAGTTGCCTCGTTAGTAGTTTCCTCACTTACTGTTTCAGTAGCTACTGGGTTTGTTTCTTCGGACATACTGCCCTCCATGTTGTGTTTGAAATTTTGTAAACTACAATATCTTGCATTTTACAGGTAGCGTAAGTTAAATTACTTTACTTGCAAATTGCAAGTTTATTGAGATTGAATCTCAATTCCATATGAATAAACACAAAGATTATAAAAAAGAATGGTTTGAGTTTATGGGGTATAAACCCCATACAGGACAGCTAAAGCTACATTATCCTGAAAAAGACTCTGCACGATTCTTTGTTATGGTATGTGGCAGGCGATTTGGTAAAACGACTGCATCAGCTATGGAGGCTACTTACATAGCATCTCAGCCAAATAAAAAGATATGGCTTGTAGGCTTATCTTATGATAAAGCAGATCTGATGTTCAGAGAAGTGTGGCAGAAGATGGTAGTAGGTCGAGCCAATGACATAGAACGTGCATCTGAAAAAGAACGTTTCATCAAATTCAAGTGGGGGACTACAATAGAAGGTAAGTCTGCTGATAATCCTGATTCACTTGTTGGTGAAGGTTTAGATTTGCTCATTATTGATGAAGCAGCCAAGGTTAAGAAGCGAATATGGGATATGTATCTATCTCCCACTCTTTCAGATAGAAAAGGAAAAGCAATATTCATAACTACCCCTGAAGGGTATAACTGGATATATAAGATTTTCTTGCTTGGAAAGTCAGATGCCCTATGGGAATCTCACCAAGCTCCATCCTGGAACAACCAATATGCGTTCCCTGATGGTAAAAAAGACCAATTTCTCATTGAACGTAAGAGAAATATGTCAAAAGAGTTGTATGAGCAGGAGTATGCAGCCAAGTTTACCTCATTTGAAGGTAGAGTATACTCATTTGATAGAAGTTTAGATGTAGGTGATTTTCCATACAATCCAAACTTTCCAACATTCTGTTCTATTGACTTTGGATACAGAATGCCTGCAGTTGCTTGGTTTCAGACCTATAGAGTAGCAGGATTTTGGCATATAAACATAATAGATGAGATTATACACGAGCAAAACATCAAAACTGATGAATTAATCGAAAAAATTAAGTCAAAACCATACTATGTAAGAGAATATTATGGTGATCCTGCAGGAATGCAAGCCCAAGGACAGTCAGGAATGGGTGATATAGAGATTTTTAGAAGACATGGCATACAAATCAGAAGTGTAAGAGATAAAGTATCTCGAAGTATTGCATCAGGGATTAGTCATGTTAGAGGTTTCATAGAAAATGCACATGGTGAGAGATTTGTGCATTTACACAGTAAGTGTACAGGACTTGCAGAGGATTTCGAGAACTATCGTTACCCTGAAGCAGTCGATGGGAAAGATTTAAAGCCTGAACCCATAAAAGATGGCAGAAACGATCATGGTATGGACATGGTTCGTTATTTTTTCTTAAACAGATTCCCCATAAGGCAAAGAGAGGTTGGAGTAATTAAAAGATGAGCTTACCAGAACAAATAATACAAGAATCAGTAGCAGATTACAAATTAGCCCAAGCAAAAGCACGAAGGGAAGAGATTCGTAAGCTCCTTGATTACTACACAGGCACAGAAACTGAGAAATATATAGATGATTACTTCTCTGCTGATGCATTTAGGGAAATACCCTTGTATAATGCAAACTTCACAAAGAGATTCATCAATAAAATGTCAAGAATCTATACAGTAGGAGCTTCTCGTAGTGTAAGTGACTCATATGCAGCACTTACTCGTAAAAAAGATGCAAGAATGAAGCACGTTGAGCGTATGACTCGTCTTGTAGGCACAGTTGCAACCCAGGTTGTGTACAGAGATGACCTTGCAAAGCCTTGTTTTGACTATAGACCTGTATATTACTTTGATGTTCATATGCATGACAATCCATTTAGCCCTGTAGCTATCACATATCCAATCTTAATGAATGTAGATGACGTTTCTTCTACTGAAAAACTGCATTATGCTTACTGGGATGCTGAAAGATACATACATTATGATGAAGATGGTGCTATAATGAATGAATATGAGCATGGATATGGAGTTATCCCATTTGTGTTCACCCATAGAGAAGAACAGGTTGATTCTTTCTTCGTTGAGGGTGCAAATGACATAGTTGGATGTAATGAGCAGGTGAATATAACTATGACAGAACTACAATTAGGGTTAAGATTCCAAATGTTTGGACAACCATTCATTACAGGGATGTATGGAGATAAGAAATTAGAACGAGCAGGGAGCGATACAATACTTGACTTGCCTGAAGGCTCTACTTTTGGTATTGCTGCTCCTGAAGGGGATATTAATGCAGTAATCGAGTCTGTTAAGTTTCAATTAGACTTGGTTGCTCAAAATAACCATCTCTATGTGCAATTTGCTCAAGATGGTGGAGAAACTCCATCAGGAATTGCACTCAAAATTAAGGATTTAGAACGCTTTGAAGACTATCAAGATGATTTAGATCTTTGGAGTATGTATGAACATGACTTGTACGATATTGAAAAAGCAATCGCTTCTTACAACAATGTTGCATTACCGAGTGAATTATCCTTAGATTTCAATGAGCCTGAGTATCCAAAAACAGTACAAGACCAAATATTGATGGATGAGCATAGACTTAAACATCACATGATAGACGAAGTAGGGCTACTTATGGAGTCAAATCAAGACCTAACAGAAGAGCAAGCCAAATCTATTATCCAAAAGAATAGAGAAGCAATGGAAGATAAGCATTTACAAGCTATGTCTACTGAAGGAGAGTACCTACCACAAGAAGAGGAGTAATTTATGGCAATCACAACGAAGGCAACATCAAATTTCAGCTTTAGAAAGTTAGTTAATGCGTTTGATGAGGTATTTGATGATTACATGGAAGACTCTTATGAAGACCTTGCCCAAAATGCTAGGGATAATATCAAAAACTCTACTGGCATCCGAAAACTTACCCAAGGGACTATTGCCATAAGGCGAAAAGGTCTATCTCTTAAACGAGGCAAGACTAATGGAACAACACCCCTAATCCACACAGGCTCTTTACTTGCTTCTATTAAAGCCACTAAAGATGGGGTACAAATGGCTGATTATGGGAAATATCACATGGAGGGATTTACAATATCAAGCAGCAATGGATGGAATCAAAGATTTACACCAAAGGCAATAGGAAAAGTTGTGAAACCAAGAAACCCATTTTTCACAACCAAGGGCAATGTCAAGCCAGGCTTCAAAAAGGGTGCAGAGAAAAGAATGGATGCACTCATAAAGAAGATCAATAAAGTATGGAGGACACCTCAAAAATGAGCAAAGAAAGTGATAAATTAGATAAAATACTTGAGAGCCTTGAAGAATTAACCCAAATGCTTGTAGATGATATTACTAGAGAGGTAATAGAAGATAATCCTGAGTGGATGGAAGAAGTCCCAAACGATGCTATTGCAGCATTCAGAATTACAGAAAAAGTATTTAATGAAATGGAAAAAGAACTAGGCGAAGGATGGATGAACGATATGGGTATTACTTAATTATGTGTTAATGTGTAATTAACAAAGTCCTCTACTTCTTCCTCAGTTTCCAAATCCCAGTATTCAGATTCATCCTCACCAATCTCAATTTTAATATCAACAAACCAACTATTTCTAAACTTCTTTATCTTTAACTTGTCCAGTTTCGGCATTCGCCTTCTCCAATTCTTCTTTTAAATATGCTTGAAAGCCATCACTATCATCCTTGTACTTAACATACATTGAAAATAAAGTGTTATAGGAAGCAATCTTCTGCTCCAACATAGCAACACTACCAATTAACCTTGCTACTATATCTTGTATATCTTTCTTATTAGCTTTCTTTTTCATTCTCTTTCCTTATAATCTCTTGCTCCCAAGCCAACCTTTGACCAGGAGTAGGTCTACCACCCTTTAACATCTCAACACCTACAGCCTTAGCACGCTTCTTCCATTTATACCACTCCCTCTGCTGCAAATTATACTGAGCCTTCTTCTTCTGCTTCGCCAAAGATTTAATCTCACGATCCTCCCTAACCACAGGGTCTTCAACTTCTCTTGGAGGTAAATTATCAATCTCTACCTTAATCTCATCAACCAAGTCAACCACCTCATCCTCTATAATCTCCCCATCAACAACTTCTGCATCATCGACCTTCTTTAGCCACTTCTCAAAAGGTGAGTCTATGGTGATGTTAACATTCTTAACCAACTTACCACTATGCTCTAAAACCAACCTACCTGCCTGTACATTTCCTGCCTTGGCTTCCCTAACCATAGCAGATAAAACAGCAGGTAACTCACCACCAAAGGTAACCATATACTTCTCATAAATAGCATCCATGAACTTAGGGTCACATCTCCAATTGTACATAGCTTTAGGACTAACCCCAACTTCCAAAGCCACTTGGCTAATACTTTTCTCAGGTTGAGTTGCGAAAATCTCAATTGCTAATGCCTTTTCTGCTCTTTTTTGTACATTTGCCATAATACAAATTTAAAGAATATTCATAGTTCTTACCAAATTTTCTACGAAAGTAGGGATTACATAGTTAATTTTAGCATTTTTTGAGGAATGAGAACCCCCCCTCCCTGTTTTCGAGCATCCCCCTAGCCCCCCTAGCAATTTTAGGTCATACCCTTGCCCAATTGAGATTGAGTCTCAACTAGCGAACGCCTTAAAAGTTTAGGTAAAGTATCCAATCCACCTTAAATATTAAGGCTGAAGATCTTTAGGTAAATCCCTGGAATTTCTTAAATAATTAGGTGAAACGTA